GCACCAGCACCAACCCCTACTAAAGAGAAAGACAAGGAGTAACCATGGCCATATTCTTAAACAATGGCGTATCCGTTACGCTAAACAGCGTTGATCTATCAGCGTATGTAACAGCTGTAACAATTAACCAATCATTTGATGAGTTGGAAGTCACCGCAATGGGGGACACTGCCCACAAATTTGCAAAAGGCTTAGAGGCAAGCACTATTACTTTAGACTTCCTAAACGATAATGCTGCTGCAACAGTTATCCCTACATTACGTGCTGCTTACGGCACTACTGTAACATGCGTGATTAAGCAGACTTCTTCTGCCGTATCTGCAACTAACCCTTCATACACAGCATCTGTATTGGTAAATAACCTACAGAATGTAAACGGCGCAGTAGCTGATATATCATCACAGAGCATCACATTTACTTGCAACAGCACAGTAGCTGTAGCAGTAGCATAAGGAGTAATAATGGCAATGCTAAAGATTACAAGGGCTAACGGCGAAGTATCTGAACACAAGATTACGCCGGGAGTTGAGTACGCATTTGAATTACGAGAAAAAATGGGTATTAGTAAAGCCCTGCGGGATAGCGAAATGCAATCAACAATATATTGGTTAGCATGGGAATGTTTACGCAGGGCTAACGTAACTGTACCTGTGTTTGGTATTGAGTTCATTGACAGCCTAGAAACTGTCGAGGTATTAGACGAAGAAAAAAAATAGTACAGCGTGATTCTACGCTCTACGCGATAGCAAGTTTATCTGTAGAGCTAGGGATCGCGCCTAGTGAGTTTATAAATATGGACTCAGAGATGCTACGAGCAATCGTGCAGGTACTCAGCGATAGAACTAAGGAGATTAAAAATGCCAGTAGTCGTAAACGGCGTTAGAGAGTTCCTTAAAGCAGTAGATGAAATTGACGAGGATATGTACAAGAACGTCAAAGACAGTCTTAAAGCACCTATGATTAAAGTCGCATATAAAGCAAAACAATATTTACCAAGTGAGCAAAATGTGCTAAGTGGCTGGACAAAATCAGCAGAGCCACAAGAAGGACAGCGCAGACCATTTCCAGCGTACGATCAATCTACAGCTAGAAGCGGCATTAAATATAAACTTGGCCCAAATAAGAAAAATAATAAAGGGTATTCAGTTTATAACTATGTGTCTAATGAGTCAGCACCCGGCGCAATCTATGAAACTGCAGGTCGTAAGACACAAGGCTCACAAGGCGCATCACTTAACCCAAATGCAGGAGTGCAATTTATACAGGCATTACCTAATGTAGTAGATGCAACACTGGCAGGATCTGTAGGTCGTAGAGGTCGTAAGAATAAAGGTCGCGTAATCTATAAAGCATGGTCAGAGGATCAGGGTAAGATTTACGAAGATTTGAAGAAAGCAATAGATGAAGCCATATTCCAGTATTATAAGAAATTACCTTTAGAGAAAAAAGGTCAAGTACTAGGATTTTATAAAGAGCGAGCAGCTCGTGGATTTACGGGAGTATAACTGTGCCTACCTTAGTAGTATCGGCTCTTAGCACCTTTGATAACAAAGGATTAAAAAAAGCTAAGAAAGAAGTATCAGCCTTTGATAAACAGATAAAAAGTTTTGCCAAAGTATTTGCCACAGCCTTTAGTGTTACAGCTTTAACTAAATATAGTAAAGCGGCAGTTAAAGCATTTATGGCCGATGAGAAGGCCGCTAAATCTTTAGAGCAACAATTAAAAAACACTGGCTATCAATTTAGCGCACCAGGTGTAGAGCTGTATATTGCTAATCTACAAAAATCTACAGGCGTATTAGATGATGAATTACGCCCAGCATTTCAACGATTATTAACAGTAACAGGATCTATAACTAAAAGCCAAGATGCATTAAGCACTGCGTTGAACGTAAGTGCTGCAACAGGTAGATCTTTAGGTGAAGTTACTACGGCTTTATCACGTGGCTTTGCAGGTAACACTACTGGTCTTAGTAGATTAGGTGCTGGTCTAAGTAAGACATTATTAAAGACTGGCGACATGAATAAAATCATGGAAGAGTTAAATACAAAATTTGCAGGTCAAGCAGCAGCGAGATTAGATACTTATGCAGGCAAGATGGATCTATTAAAAGTTGCATCTGCTAACGCATCTGAAACTATAGGTAAAAGTTTATTAGATGCTTTAGCAGCACTAGGCGATGATAATAGTATTGAAGGCTTAAGTAAAAACATGGAAGATTTTGGCACAGCCACAGCTGAAGTTATTACAGGCTTAGGCATAGTAGCTGAGAGACTTAAAAAATTAACAACCATACCTGGAATTGGCAATATATTTGATGTAAAAAATATACCAGTGCTAGGTGGTTATATTGGCGGCTTGCAACAATTAGGCAGAAACGCTATGCCACAGCAAGATCGCGGCGGTCAGGAAAGAACAGCAGGGCGTGTTAACGCGCAACAAGTTAGAATTGAAGATAAATTGAGTAAGGCTAAAGCATTAGAATTAAGCACATTATTAAAGAAGAACGCTATTGAAAATAAGAACGTGGAAGAATTACGCAAGAAGTTTGATCTAGAGCGCATAGGATTAACAGCTGCATTAAATAGCGCAACAGATGAAGAGACTAAATTACGGTTAAAGGCACAACTAGCAATCTTAGACAACAATGACGCTTTGGCTAAGAAGTTATTAGCCGAGTTAGAATCAGCAGAAGCGTTGAAGAAGTTAGCCGAACAGGCTCGACTAGCAGGTATGTCTTTAGAAGATTTTGCATTATTCAAAGTTAAAACACTAAATACCAAAATAGATGATTACTTACAAAAGACAGCCTTAGAAATGGTAAGAGCCTTGAATGGTCAGATAGCCGCATTTATAGCATCAATGAATGGAGTTACTAAGACTCCATCAACATCAACATCTACATCAACGCCTACATTTACACCCCTTCCTGCTGCATACTTCCAAGACTTAGCAACTCAGTTAGTAGGCACCTCTGCTTACGCTGGCATGAACGTGTCACAAATAGCAACTGAAAGAGCCAGGGAATCTGGCAATAGGTCCGTAGATGTAAACGTAAGAATTGACACACCATCTGGTGATAAGTTTGCACAGCTGGTAGCCGAAAGCATTCAAGTAGCTGGGCGTAGTGGATACAGCACTAGTGCAGCAGGACAGTTACCTTAATGGCAATACCAGTAATAAATGCTGTAATAAATTTTAGCACTGGGCCCAGTTTTGCTCAGGCCATGATATTGGATACGGGTATATTGGATACAAACGTATTAGCAGATAGCACAGCTGTAGTTGTAGATGTATCAGACCAAGTTAACAGCATAGAGACTAACAGAGGCCGTACTGCACTATCAGATGCATTCCAAACAGGAACACTTACCTTACGCATTGTAGATCAGAATGGCGACTTTAACCCACAGAATGTTACTGGCCCGTATTACAATTTATTAACACCTATGAAAAAGGTACAGATTACTGCAACTTACTCATCAGTAACATATCCTATATTCTCAGGATTTATTACGTCTTATGTGACTACATATCCAACTAACGTAGATAGTGCAGATGTAGCAATTACAACTATACAAGCTGTAGATGCGTTCAGGCTTGCGCAAGTGGCACAGATAAACACAGTTACAGGTGCTACTGCAGGCGATTTATCAGGCACACGTATTAACCAATTATTAGATGCTATATCCTGGCCTAATTCTATGCGTGATGTAGATGCAGGGCTTACTACTATGCAGGCAGACCCTGGCACTAACCGCACAGCTTTACAATCCTTACAAACAGTAACCGATAGCGAGTATGGCGCATTATATGTAGATGCCAATGGCTCCTTTGTATTTCAAGATAGATCTGTAACTGCAGGATCTATAGGTGCTACAGCGACAGTCTTTGCAGATAACGGCACGGGCATAGATTATTTTGATGCTGCTTGGATTCTTAACGATGTGCTTATATTTAATAAAGCCACAATTACTAGATCTGGCGGCACTGCACAGGTAGCCCTAAATCAAGCCAGCATAGATAAATACTTTTTACACAGCTACTTTCTAGACAATTTACTTATGCAGACCGATGCCGTAGCCCTAGATTATGCGCAGGCTTATGTGGCTAGTAGAGCCGAGACAAGCATTCGAGTAGATGCCATAGTCCTAGATCTATACACAAACAATTACAACACTGGCATTATCGCAGCCTTAAACCTAGACTTTTTTGACCCTATAAAAGTAATCACTACAAACCCAGGCGGATCTACCCTAGAAAAAACATTACAGATTTTTGGTGTAAGAATGAACATAACACCGAATAGTTGGAAAACCACGTTCACGACATTAGAGCCCGTTATCGACGCATTAATCCTTAATGATACGATTTGGGGCACTTTAGACTATAATGTCCTAAGTTACTAAGGGGTATAGATGGCAAAGCAAACGTTTACAACTGGGCAGGTATTAACAGCTGCACAGATGACTTCACTGCAACAGACAGCAATGGGTGGCGGATCTACAACTGCTAAAACCACAAGTTATGTATTGGTAGCAGCCGATGCAGGTACTACTGTTGCTATGAATGCTGCAGGTTCTACAACTATTACAGTTAACACAGCCTTGTTTTCAGCTGGTGATTCAGTATTTATTCAAAACTGGGGTGCTGGTACATGCACAGTTACTGCTGGCACTGCAACAGTGACTACTCATGGATCACTTGCTTTAAGTCAATGGGAAGGTGGCACATTATATTTTACATCTGCTAGCGCAGCTATATTCTTTGATATAAGTCAAAGTGCTGGCATGACCAACCCAATGACTACTACAGGCGACACAATTTATTCTTCTAGTGGATCAACACCAGCAAGACTTGGAATTGGATCAACTGGTCAAGTATTAACTGTTGCATCTGGTGTGCCAAGTTGGGCAACTCCTGCAGGTGGCGGTGGAAAAGTTTTGCAGGTAGTTATGGGATCAACCTCAACTTCAACAACTGTTGCAAGTACAACAATGACCGATAGCGGTTTAAGCGTTTCAATAACTCCAACTTTAAATACAAGTAAAGTGTTAATTTTAGTTAGCCAGCAATTGCAAGTTTATACAACTACTACTAACAATGCAGCGGGTTGGCGTTTAATGCGTGGCGCTACATCAATTTTTGATGGTAACGGTTCTTATAGTCGTGCTTTCCAAGTTGCAAATGTATCAAGCGAAGCGAATAAAGGCGGTTATTATGCTATGAATTATTTAGATAGTCCTGCCACTACTTCTTCTACTACTTACAAAACGCAAACAAAAGTATCCACTACTGCGAATAGTCAGCAGGTTACAACACAAGACGGTTCAACTCTTTCTACAATTATAGCTTTAGAAATCGGTGCATAATGAGTTATTTAATTAAAGCAATTAACAAATTAAAACCTAATTCAGAGTTTTCATTTCAAGATGATGATTACTCTACTGTTAAATGGGATGTGCTTGATGGTGATGCACCTACTCAAAAAGAAATAGATGCTGCCATTAAAGAAATTAAAGCAGATGAGGCACAAGCAGAAGCAACTAAGGCAACTGCTAAGGCAGCACTATTAAGCAGACTTGGTATTACAGCTGAGGAAGCCGTTTTACTTCTTTCATAATGAAGCCATGGCTATGTGCTGCAGGTACACAGTTAAGAGATCAGATTGATACGTGGTACCAAGATCGCCGCACTACCTCTGATGGGTGGCTGGGCGATGCTCGTCATTCCACCAGAAAATCAGATCATAATCCAGATGCAGGATGCGTCCGAGCCATTGATGTGGATTCTCGCTTGGATTCATCCGAAGGGTTGTCAGTATATTTGGCTGACCAAATCAGAATCTGTGGTAAAACCGATAAACGCATATCTTACGTAATACATAATGGCATGATTGCTAGCAAGATACTTAATTTTAAGTGGCGTAAATACAAGGGCTTTAACAAACATACAAAGCACATACATATCAGCTTTACAAAGTTAGGCGATAAAGATAGCAAGCCGTTTGATATACCACTACTAGGGGGTAACTTATGAAAATCAGTAAGAAGCAAAAAGCAATACTTAAATCATACTTTAGGGGTGTGCTTGTCTCTTTGTTGACATTTCTAGCAAGTAACGAATTAGGTTTAGATCCAGCTGTGTCTGTAATTGTTGCAGCATTGGCCGGGCCGGCAGCTAGGGCTTTAGATAAATCCGATGATGCTTATGGCCTCGGTGCAGATGAAGCATGACACCGGGCGAGTGGGTCGCTTTAGCCGTTGGCGTATGCGCCGTGTGTACAAGTTTATTAGTGGCTCTACGCTGGGTTATTAAATCTTACTTACAAGAACTTAAGCCAAATTCCGGCTCTAGTATGAAAGATCAACTTACTAGATTAGAGCAGCGTGTTGATGATCTATATTCTCTAATAGTTAAGCGACAATAATCCTATGGCTGAGACAAGACGTAAGCGTAAGAAGATAAACAGGCGTCTGGTGCGTAAATCACCTGAGCCATTATCTAAGTTAGATCAGCATTATATTGCTATGAATGAGATCTACAAGGCTGCACGTAAGGCTGGCTTTAGTGAGAGCTGTAGCTTGTATTTTGTATCAGATAGAGCGACTATGCCAGACTGGGTTATTGGTGATG